AAACCATTGTGATGGATACAGACTATATTGTAGCAAACAGCAACCTTAACAAAGTGTTTGAAAGCAAAGAAGATTTTTTAATCAACTACAAAGCACAACACGTAGACTTTGAATCTAGATACACAGAAGAAATGAAATATGTTAGTGATACAGGTATTGAAATGTGCTGGGCAACTGTATTTTATTTTAAGAAAACTGAAAGAACTAGAATTTTGTTTGATTTAATCAATCATATCAAAAAAGAATGGCAATTTTATAGATTCAAATATCAAATTGAAAATACAATTTATAGAAATGATTTTGCTTTTGCCATAGCAATTCACATGATTAATGATTTTGCTAAAACAAGTTGGCCCAAGCAATTACCTAGCAAGTTGTTTTATACAACGGACAAAGATAGTGTAGACTCTTATCTTGATAATAAATGGAATTTTACATTAGAGCAAGGAGCAAAATGTCAGATTAAAGATATGAATATACACATAATGAACAAAATAGGATTGAATAAAATTATAGATCAATATGAATAGAGGTTTTATATTATTTGTACAGCAGAATGAAACTTGTGATTATTTAAAACAAGCAGTTGCCTGTAGTTTAAGCATAAAAAAATTTATGCCCAAAGAACAAATATGTTTAATGACGGATATCATTGTTCCTGAAAAATACAAGAAACATTTTGATCATATTCAAGACATACCAGGAGATGACCTCGCAGTTGACAGCGATTGGAAAGTCAATAACAGATGTAAAATTTATAATAGCAGTCCATTTGATGAATCTATTGTGCTAGATGTGGATATGTTACTGTTAGAGAATATAGAGCATTGGTGGAAACAATTAAGCAATTATGAATTGTTTTACACAAACAAAGTGAAAACCTATAGAGATGAATGGGTAACAAATGATTATTATAGAAAAGTATTTGTAGACAATGACTTGCCAAATGTGTATTGTGGATTTCATTATTTTAAAAAATGTAAAAACAATGATGTGTTTTTTAAATTGTTAACAGATATTGTAGTAAACTATGAACAATACAGCAAACGTTTTACAAAAAATCGCACTCAATCTTGGTGCAGTATGGATGTTGCCACAGCAATAGCAATAAAATTATTAGGTATTCAGCATAAAGTTTTCAGCACACAGTCCAATTTGACATTTACTCACATGAAACCTAGAATACAAAACTATCAAAGTCAATTAAAATTATGGACGGAACAGATAGATTACAATCTTACACCACAAAATGAATTATTTGTGGGAAATATTAAACAAAAAGGAATATTTCATTATGTTGAGGATAATTTTTTAACAGATAAGATGTTGGAGCAACTACAATGAAGATAAGACCGCCATTAGAATTTGATGTGATTCGTCCTAAAGTAAAACATTACTTTCATTTCGATCCTGAAAGCGGAGATGTGTTTGGTTGTAGTGTACAGCATCAAGGACACAGTGTAGAAATTACAAAAGAACTAGCAGATGAAATACAAAAAGGTTCAAAACATCTAGCAGATTACAAGGTGTCATTTAAAAATACAGGTTATGTGGTTGAATCACGTTATGTAGTGGACAACAAACTGCCAACTGATATAAAAGCAGATAATCACACCAACAAAGTAGTCTATGAAATAGTAAAAAATGATAAAGATTCTTGTATTAGATTCAAACTGGATATGAAAAATAAAAAATGGAACGTCAGTATAGATGATGATTTAAAAAACATAATACAAAACACAGTAAAACAAGACAATTATGTATTCAAATTTTTTACTACACCACAATACAATACAAGTGTTGCTGATTATTCCTTCAACATAGATTTAAAACAGTTATGTAATACTGGTGATATTCAACTGGAGCATAAATCTAGCGAAACACCAAGATTGTTTTGTAGAAAAATTTACAATTATTCATATGAGGTAGCACAATGATTTTAAATGTATCAGATATGGATTTTGTATTTTTAAGTGTTGATGAACCCAATGCTGAAAAAAATTTTGCGGACTTAAAAAGAAAAGTACCGTGGGCAAAACGTGTTCATGGTGTTAAAGGCTTTGACACAGCACATAAAAAAGCGGCAGAAGTGTCTGACACAGACAGATTTATCACAGTTGACGCTGACACACAAATACACAACGGTTTTTTGAACGTGAAGGTTGATTTAAATTCATTAGGATTAGACAACACTTATCAATTAAGTTGGTGTGGACATATTGATCTTAATGGATTAAGATACGGCAATGGAAGTTTAAAATGTTGGACAAAAGATTTTGTAAAAAATATGCGAACTCACGAAAATCACGACGGTGGAGCAGATAGCAACAATAAAAATGTAATAGAGTTTTGTCATTTTCCCAATTACTATCAATTCAACGATAATCATTCTATCAGTTACATAGATGGTTCTGCCTATCAGGCTTGGAGAGCAGGATTCAGAGAAGGTGTCAAAATGAGTTTAGATAAAAATGTGCGTCAAGCACCAAAAGACTTATGGTGGCAAAACTATCAACGATTACTTGTATGGATGACAGTGGGTATGGATAATCCATATGGTGTTCATGCTATTCATGGAGCAAGAACAGGATGTTACCTTACAATGTGTACAGATTGGGATATCGGTCAAGCGAATGAATATAGATTCTTTGAAAAGTATTGGAAAAATGAACTGCACAAAGATAAGATACCAGACTTTTATGAAGACTCTGTTGCACTAGGAAAAAAGATCAATGCTGAACACGAGATTGATTTACCTATAAATCCGCTAACAGCAGAACAAAGTAAATTTTTTAAGAAAGTTTATTATAATACTCCAAGAATAATAAGGAAATCAAGATAATGTATGATATTGTGTTTATAAGTTACAACGAAGCATTGGCAGATCACAATTTTAAGTTGTTGTGTGACCGTTTTCCTATTGCCCAACGAGTAAACGGAGTAAAAGGAATTCACAAAGCACACATAGAAGCGGCAGAAGTATCTATGACAAAAATGTTTTGGGTAGTAGACGCTGACGCTCAAATAGTAAAAGATTTTAATTTTGATTACAAAGTTGATCAATATAATTTAGATACAGTTCATGTATGGCAAAGTCTTAATCCTATAAATGATTTACAGTATGGATATGGTGGTGTTAAATTGTTGCCTAAGCAATTAACTTTGGATATGGATACAACCACAACTGATATGACTACTAGCATTTCTAAAAATTTTAAAGCAATAAAGCAAGTTTCAAACATCACAGCATTTAATTCAGACCCTTTCAGTGCTTGGAAAAGTGCATTTAGGGAGTGTGTAAAATTAAGTTCTAAAGTTATTGATAGGCAACAAGACAATGAAACAGAACAAAGATTAGATATTTGGTGTAGTAAAGGTGCTGATAGACCGTATGGTGATTTCGCAATAGAAGGTGCGAAGTCCGGCAGAAAATTTGGCACAGAACAAAAAGACAAATTGAATTACATTAATGATTTTGATTGGCTTAAAAAACATTTTGAGGAGACCTGCAGTGTCAGTACGTACTACTAGAATACCATTTGATAATATCGTTAAGTTTGGACAACAGACAATGATGAATCATAAATTATTCAACGTGAGTTGGATATTAAGTAGATTCTGTAATTATGATTGTTCATATTGTTGGCCCTATGCTCATTCTAAAAAAGTAGATCATAGACCATTAGATGTTTATAAAAAAACAATGGATGAAATTAAAAACCAAGCACGAAGCAATGGCTTTGATAGTTTTCATTTCAGTTTTAGTGGAGGAGAACCTACAGCATACAAAAGATTTTTGCCTTTAATAGGTCATTATGCCTCAGATGAGAAAAGTAACTATCAAAGTATTCACATGACAACAAATTGTTCACCAGGAATAAAATGGTGGAACACTTGGCTTAATGCAACCAAGTCGTTGGTGCGTAGAAGTATAACCGCAAGTTATCATCATGAATTTGCCGATGAACAAACTTTTGGAGATAAACTTTTAATGTTGCAAGATGCTGGTGTTTATGTTACAATAAATCAAGTAATGGTTCCTGAATTGTTTAGCGAACTATATGATAGATGTAAAAGATTCAATGACAGAGGTATCAATGTTACACTCAAACCTCAAAGCAATGAATCTGCGAGTGAGATTGTATCAGGTTATAATGACGAACAAGTAGAATTAATGAAAACAGGATTTGCTTTAAAGACAACTGACGGTTCAGAAATAGGTCAAATTAGTCTTATGGATCATAAAGATAATATGTATGAGATAGACCAAGCAGAAAGATTCAATGCTTTTGGCTTCAATAAGTTTAAAGGTTGGAACTGTAATGCTGGATATCAAAGTTGTATTGTAAGAGAACCAGGCGGTGAAATAAAAAGAGCATACAGTTGTCATGATGAACCATTAGGAACTATAGATGAAGGATTTCAATTATTTAAAAACGCAAACAAGTGTATAACTCCAACTTGCGTAAGTTCTGCTGATAGTAAAATTCCTAAATCAAGAGGATTAGACAAATTAGAAGCAATAGAAAAGGATGAAATAATATTAGAAATAAGTCGTAAGCAATCTAAATTATTTAAAAAGGAAAGAACAAATGTATAAACTTGAAGACATTAGAGATATTCATTTAGAAATCACAAGCAGATGTCAGGCAAAATGTCCTATGTGTCCTAGAAGAATAAATGGCGGACCGTTGAATCCTTTTATACATTTGGATGATGTTTCATTAGAAACTTTTAAAAAATGGTTTCCGGTAGATTTCATTAAACAATTGAACAGTTTGTTTATGTGCGGAAATTTAGGAGATCCAATTGTAAGCAAAGACACATTAGAAATCTATCAATACTTAAGAGCAACCAATCCTAATATAGGACTTGCCATGCACACAAATGGAAGTGCTAAAGATCAAGAATGGTGGAGAAAATTAGCAAAAGAAAATGTAAAAGTTACTTTTGGGTTAGATGGTTTGAAAGATACTAATCATCTTTATAGAATATCTACAGATTTTGATAAAATTATTTCTAATGCTAACGCATTTATTGGAGCAGGTGGATTCGCAAAATGGCATATGCTGGTGTTTAAACACAATGAACATCAAGTTGAAGAAGCAAAACAAATGTCCAAGGACTTAGGTTTTAGAGCATTTACTACAAAACATACTTCAAGATTTCACAATGGCGAGTTACAAGTAATAGATGAAAAAGGAAATCCTTTACACAAACTAGAGCCTACACAAAAAAGTGCAGATATGATATCATTAGTGAAAGAATCACAAAGTGAAACCAAGCCAACTATTGTATGTAAGGCAGTTAAAAATCGCCAGTTGTACGTGAGTGCCTGTGGTAATATATCTCCTTGTTGTTGGTTAGATATGGAATGGATTCCGCCTATGCAGTCAAGTAGAATAGATTACATGGACAGGATTGGAGAATTTCCTAATTTAAATACAAGTACACTAAAAGAAATATTTGATGGTGGTTATTTTGAAAAAATTGAAAAAACTTGGGGGCACACACCTTTACAAGAATGTGGTAAGCAGTGTGGTTCTTTTGATAAACTAGGAGCACAATTTGAAAATTAATATTCAAGATGTATTGTACTGGATGGATACAATCAGACAATCTGATGACAAATATCGTACATTAGAAAGTTTCTGGAAAGGACAGATCAATAGTAAAGTTTGGTTAATCGATCATTTACAAAAGTTTCAACAACAAATGCCATATAATATTTTATTGTGTGGTGGTTGGAATGGAGTATTGTCTACATTATTGTTCAACAGTGAACTGGATATCACACGTGTTGTTAGTATGGATATAGATAGCAAGTGCGAATCTATTGCTTATTCTATGAACAAAGAGTATGAAATGGATGGCAGGTTTAAAGCAATCACGTCAGATATGCTGTTATACAATGATTATGGCAAACATAATTTAATTATTAATACTGTATGTGAACACATGACAGTTGATCAGTATCAACAATGGTTAGAAAAATTACCAAGTAACAAAAGGATTGTAGTACAAAGTAACGACTTTTTTGAATGCGAAGAACATATTAATTGTCAAAAGTCATTGAAAGAATTTGAAAAAAATTGTGGGTTAACTATTGAAGAATCAGTAGAACTTACAACAGACAAATACAAAAGATTTATGATTATAGGATTTAAGAAATAATGGACACAGCAACTAAAATTTTTAACAAATTTAAAGATGGCACACTGCCATGGTTAGAATTAGATATGAACTTTAGTCCATACATTGATTCAAATGAATTTATTAATGTGGACAAACACTATGTGGCCCACAGAGAAACTGAATCACATATAGGCTGGAGCAGTTGTTGTCTGCATGGACTAGGCATTGATAAAACACAGGTAGCAAAAGAATATGGCTATGATGATGAATTAAATGCTCCATATGATTGGACTGAACTTGCTAAGGTAACACCAGCAGTAAAAATGTTTTGGGATAAGTTTCCGGCTGAAAGATACAGTAGAATAAGATTTATGAAATTAAAAAGTTATGGAAAAATAGATTGGCATAATGATCATCCAGGTCATGAACTACCAGAAGACTTATGTGATTATCTTATTCCAATTAATGTTGCTGTACAACATCCTGCTTTATGTTATATGGAAGTAAAGGATCACGGATTAGTTCCTTTTGGACATGGCAAAGTATTTTTAATCAACATATTGAAAGACCATCAAGTGATTAACAATTCTAACGTTGATAGAATACATATGATCGCTCAAGCACACATAGGCAATCAAAGAGAACAATTTAATGAATTATTAGATAGGAGTATTAAAAAATATGGCATTTCAATATGATGCACAGAACAAAAAACACAATATAGTTTTTATTCTTGAAAGTAATTTTCACGCAATAAAAAATAATTCTGCTAAAGAATTAATACAAAACATTGCGGAATACCAGATTGGGAATTTGAATACTATGGGATATGATGTGTTGGTGTCTATATCTGAAGATACAACATTGAGTAAAATAACAGACAAATATGATTATGCTGTTGTGTTTACTCCTGATACAGAGTTTCAGGGAGAATCATTCTTTAAACACCTGCAGAAATTAATCAAGCAAGACTTTTATATAGCAGGACATATACTTGATAGGAAAGAAGGATATTATGAACTGCATGAACAATGCTATGTAATTAATCTTAAAAAACATAAAGAATATGAACTTCCTGAAATAGGTGAATTAAAAAGAGATTCAGAACACTTTACAACTGAACCTATAAGAAGTGATGAAAACTTTCACGATGATTACACACCACTATGGGTCAAACCAGGAAATGAAAGTAAAACTTATCAACACAAATGGCATGGCTGGAATATTATCAGAGTTGCTTTAGACAACAAAGAAAAAATAATAGTGTTTGATGAAGATTTAAGAATTAGTAAAAAATGTTATTATGCTGTACACGAAACAGACTTCAATGAAAACAGTAAACAAATTTTTAAAAAATACAATCAAAGTGCTAATAGATTGTTTTATCCAATTAACACAGAAGAACTTCAGTCAGTACAAACAGGAATCATTAAGCAATTAATAACTCCTGCTAGTGGCTTTAATTGGTTAAAATATCTAGATAAACATGGATATGATCAAGATACTGAAGTTGTGTTTTACGATTACAATCCTAATGCTTTATACTATATGGAGCAAACTATAAAAGAATTTGATGGCGGTGATTATCATAAATTTTTAAAATCAAAAAACAGACACAAAACACCTGATTGGATAAATTCTAAATTAGAAATTGCAGAATACTTTGAAACAGTAAGCAATTTATGGCACATTAAAGATAAAATAAAATTTAAATTTGTAGAGTGTGATCTGTTGAATGAATTTACTATCAAGCCTATAAACGATAGAAATGTTATATTCAACATCAGTAATATTTTCGCATATGAACCAACTGTGCCTTTTGTTCCAACAAAGCAAAGAGTGTTTAAACAAAATCAATTGCTTAAACTACTAAAAGAAAAATATAACAAAATTCAATTAATTGTATCACAACACGCCTGGACTGGATTTGTAGACTATGACATAGACGCAGGTCCTGTAAAAGAATTTTATGAAGTTGATATTGAAACATTAAAAGCACCAATGTGGCGTTTTGGTAAAGAGTGGAGAAATCCTAAAGACCCTTGGGAGGACGACGATGGACAAGAATAAAAGCAGTTGTACTTTTTGTATGCATCCTTTTACAGGATTGGCTACTAGAGAAGATGGAGCAATAAAAGTATGTTGCCGTAGTCTTCCTATTGCTAATATTAAAGATATGAGTTTAGAAGAAGCATGGAACTCAGATGCTATGAAAGAAGTAAGACGGCAAGTTTTAAATGATGAAAGACCAGATGTATGCCAACCTTGTTTTGATTTAGAAGACCAAGGAGTACAAAGTTTAAGACAAAGACACATCACAGATTCATCACCAGAATCAAGAAGCAATTTGTATCCAAATGCTTTAGACAGTTTAAGTGCTGACTACTCAATGCCATTTGAATTGCCCACAATGGAGATTAAAATAAACAATCTTTGTAATCTTAAATGTAGAATGTGTAACCCTTTGGACAGTACACAATGGAAAGATTGGGGCAGTATAGTATCTCACTATGAAAAAGAAGGCAATTATCTTGTGGACGCAGTCAAAAATTTAGGATTAGAAAAAGCACCTTACGTAGGAATGTTTGAAGACAAAATGCATTTCTGGGAAAACCTAGAAAAACTTTTACCTTATTT